AGTTGGGTTGCGGAGTTCATCGCATGGTACCTTGATCCTGAATCCGGGTTACCGATACCGGAACGCGATGGGGTAGTGAGGTATTTTGCTGTAGACGGTGAAACGCTTATTTGGGGGGATACGATAGAGGAAGTGATTGAAAGATCCTGGTACTTTCTTGCTCCAGCAATTGGCAATTCAGGCATAAGCCCAGTAGAGTTTGTAAAGAGTTTCACTTTTATATCAGGCTCGATATACGACAATAAGGAGCTATTAAAGGTGAACCCGGCGTACCTGGCCAACTTATTAGCCCAGGATGAGCAAACAAAGCTGCAGCTGTTTAATGGATCATGGAAGGTAGTTATCAGTGATAGTGAAATATACAGCTACCCTTGTTTTCAAGGGATGTTTGTAAATAAATATAGCACTCGAACCGGCGAAAGGTATATAACGGCCGATATAGCCCTGCAGGGAAGTGATAAGTTTATTGTCGGGGTATGGGACGGCTTCGAGTTAATAGATCTTTTAATAATGGCCAAGAGTGACGGTAAAGAAGTGATTGAAGGAATTGAACGAAAGGCTATTGAGCATAAAGTTCAGAACCACAATATAATTTATGATAACGACGGTGTGGGTGGGTTTGTAAGCGGATTTATGGTTGGTGCGGTGCCGTTTCATAATGGAGGCTCCCCAATTGACAAAGAGAACTATACAAACTTGAAAACACAGTGTTATTATAAGTCAGGAGAACGGGTAAACGCCGGTGGTTATACGATAAGCGAGTATGTTGCCAATATGATGTATGATTCGGAGATGACGGTAAGGCAGCGGTTTATGTATGAACGGAAGGCGATCAAGCGAGATAAAACGGATATGGATCGCAAGTTATCCATTATACCGAAACAGAAAATGAAAGCAATTTTAGGCGGCCAGTCCCCTGACTTGATGGATATGTTTATGATGAGGGAAAGGTCAGAACTCGGTTTCCAATTTATGCCAGTGGCAGTCTAATTATGAACAAAGTACAAAAATGGTTAGCAAGCAAGATATTAGGCATGAAGGCTTTACCGCCACAGGTAGAGACTTTACAACCTTATAATAGCAATGGCCAATTTGTACAGGTAGGCGGGCAAATAACATGGATAAGCGACCGCCTCAGCTCATACATAACAGACGGCTACCAGGCTAACGATATTGTTTACGCTGGTGTAATGCTGATCATGGACAAGATACGGATCGCGCCATGGGCATTATATAAAGTCGTTGACGAAGACTCTTTGAAACAATATAGGGCTATAATCAGCCAGAAAGATATTACTCCGGGTGATTTTACGCGGGCAATGATGCTGCGAAAAAAAGCGTTGGAGCCGTTTAAAACGTTTAACCGGTCGGTAGGCAAGTTGAATGATCTTCTACAATGGCCAAATGAGCGCACTACCTGGAACGATGCGGTAGCTGATGGCGCAGGTATGAAGATGATCACCGGCAATGAACTAATGTGGGCAAACATTCTTGATGCTGGGGCTAATAAAGGAATACCGGCCGAATTGTTCAATATGCCTGCACAGTATATGGCGCCACTAGCTATCACCAAATGGCCACAGCGTATTACCGGCTGGCAGATGAATACCGGGGAGATAAGACAGTTTACCAACGAGGAAGTGCTTCATGTTAAGTTCTGGAATCCTGACTATAACATATCAGGATCAGGATTGATGGGTATGAGCCCGTTGAAGCCTGGCAGCAAGACCATCACCCGGAACAACAGTACGAAGAAGGCTGGGGCAACCCAGTTAGAGAATAACGGAGCTGCAGGCATTGCGTATGTAGATGATCCAATCGTTCCCGCAAGTGGTAGAGAGTCACAGGCGGCGGCCGTTAAAAGAACCTGGGCAAACGAATATGCCGGTTCAGATAACTACGGGAAGGTAGCCTTCAGTGGTTATAAGATGGGTTATGTGAGCGTAGGGAACACCCTGAAAGAAATGGACCTTACGGGCATCGAGGCGGTTGACCTTCGCCGTATATTCAACCTGTGGGGCATTCCTTCACAGTTAGGCAATGATCCTGATAACAAAACATATAACAGTCTGAAAGAGGCAGAGAAAGCATTAACAACCCGTTGCGCACTTCCTCACCTCACGGCAAAGCGGGATCACCTTAACCGGAAGCTACAAACAGACTGGGGCTTCAAAGGGGTGAATGTATATGCTGATTTTGATATGAGTGTATACGCAGAACTGCAGGAAGATCAGAAAGGGAAATGGGATTGGGTTAGTAAGTTACCGGTTTCATCTAAGTACAAGCTCGAACTAATGAACCTGGATGTGCCAGATGATCCAAACCTTGAAGTTATTTTGGTGGATGGGAATCTTGTTCCGCTGTCGGATGTGGTGAATAATTTAAGTGATGAGGATATGCAGCGGATCAATGAGGATCTTAGCAAGGCAGGGCTTAACGATTATTTGAGGGCTGGGAAATGAATGAACAACCATCATTACATATTCAGATTGTAGATATGGCCTTTAAGGCGATAGAGGAGAATCAACTCCATATTACTATTGCAGGGGCCATCCCGATCTACACCCGTAAGAAGCCTAACCCAAAGAGTGGAAAGGCTGACTGCCGAATAACTGTAAGAGAAAAGGAACACTATCGAACCATTATGAAGATGAAGATGGAAGCGGCAGCAACCGAAGAAGCAAGACAAAAAGTAATCAATCACTATACAAACCTGTTCAATGGGTAACGAGATAAGATGTTGCAGTTGCGGGAAGAAGTTAGCAGAGGGTCAGATCAAAGACGGCAACATCAGCATAAGGTGTAGATGCGGCATATTAAACAAAGTGACAGCGGCACCAGAGAAGAAGGAGAAGCGCCAAGGGCCGGAGAAAGCGGAATATTCCAATTTCCCGACCGACTGGAACGCCAGGAACGGCAAGCGCATTAACGAAGATAATTGATAATTAGCCAGAGCGCCATAAGCGCCAGTGCAGGGTAACCAGAATATAGAACCCCGGTTAAAACATTAGAGGGTCGTAGCATTCAGAAATGGATGTTGCGGCCCTTTTTTATTTCCATACATGACCAGACAACAACGCATAAAGCAGAACGAGAGGCTAAGGAATAAGTACGAGAAAGCCTTTTATGCGCCACTGAAGAAAGTCATCAAACAACAACTAAGCTCTTTCACAGACGACCTGCAGAAGTACGGCATTGAAGCAGCAAGAGCGCAATTGGATGTGCAACTCTGGAATATTGAACTGGCACCGGTTATCAACAAGCTATATGTCGAGGCCGGGTTAGCAAAGGCAAACCAGATACTTGGCGAATTGCGCCGGTTGCCTAAGGTGAGTAAGAAAAGAACATCCTTCGGTTATAACGCAGAGTGGACAACGCAGATCATTCAATACTTCAGCGCTCATCTGTTCGATAAGGTTGTGCTTCCGATCAGCGAGACGACGAAAGAATACATACTGAAGATAATCAGTAAAGGCATTGATGAGGGGTGGAGTATTCAGCGGATGGTAGAAGAGATCGAGCGCGAAGACTACCTGAATGGCCGTGTAAGGCGAATACTGAGGACCGAAAGCAACAGGGCGATTAACTACGGAAACGAGTTGGCGGCTGACAAGTTCGAGTATAAGACGCAGAAACGGTGGGTTGCTGTTCACGATAACCGTACCAGGCATGCGCACTTGAATGCAGATAACCAAACCGTAAACCAGGCAGACACTTTTTCAGTGGGCGGCGAACAGTTGCAGTTTCCTGGCGATCCGAATGGCAGCCCTGAAAATACGATATCGTGTAGGTGCTTTTCTGAAGTGGTTGCTATGAGGGATAGCAAAGGCAGGCTGATACCAAAAGAAGCGCAACCGCAGGTGAGAGTGAGAGGGGCATTGAGATCAGAACTGCAATCAATACTGGCTGAATTAACAAACTAATTATAAAAACATGAAAGATGTTTTTTCATATAAAGACTTTGACATTGTATCAGAACGTCCGATACAGTTCAAAGACGTAGACGGTAAGAAAGGAATTGTTACCGGCTACTTCGCCCATTTTGATTCTGTCGACAGTGATGGCGATGTGATTAAAAAAGGGGCGTTCATAAAGACCATACAGGAGTATGGCCCCGCCGCCCGTAAGCCGCGGATCAAACACCTACTCAATCACGACTCATGGCAACCATTGGGGCGCCTCATTGAGCTGAAGGAAGATAACTATGGCCTTTACTACGAATCACAGTTAGGCACTCATGCATTGGGTACCGACTTCGTGAAGATGGTTGAGAGCGAATTGATAACTGAACACAGTATCGGTTATCGTACGCAGAAGTTCAACCAACTTAAGCCATGGAGTGAATGGAGGGAAGGTGAGGCTATGCGGGAGTTAACAGAAGTTAAACTCTGGGAAGGGAGCTCGCTCACTGCCTGGGGTGCCAACCCTAACACGCCGTTAACCGGTATGAAGGCACAATTCAAAGCCGAGAAGATGGGCAAGCGAATAGATCTTATGATCAAAGCCCTTCGTAACGGCGATTTCACTGACGAAACTTTCGATCAACTCGAAATAGAACTTAAACAATTACAGCAAGCATTTATTGACCTGTCGAAACCTGAGCCGGATGTAAAGGCCACTCAGGAAGAGCCGGTAACAAAGACCACTCAGAAAGAAGTAGTGCGGTCAAGGGCGTTCGCTGACTTAACCACATTACTCACGTAAAAATCAAAAAAGATGAAATTGTTTTTCATACTCATGTATCTGGACGCAGCCGCCGAAACAAAGAAGGGTGGTTTTACTCCGGAAGAAAAAGGCGAACTCAAAGAGGCGCTGAACGATGTGCAGACAGCACTGGAAACAAAACAAAAAGGCCTGGTTGAAACCGAATTAAAAAAGCACGCTGACACTATCAATGAATCATTGAAGAAGTTCAGCGACTGGCAAACGCAGAAGGATGAAACCGACAATGCCAACCAAAAAGCCCTTGATGAGGTGCTGATCAAGATCAAGGAAGTACAAACCTCAGCATCGGGAAACCGCGTTGAGGCTAAGTCTTTACAGGCTGCAATGATCGAGGCCCTTTCTGACGAAGAAAACCAAAAAGGCATTGCAAGCGTTCGTAAAGGCCAACGTTTCAAGATGGCCCTGAAAGGCCCTATCAATCTCTCACTGAAAGATCAGGATTACTACACTGATGCACCTCACCTGATGCAAAAAGGTGTTGAGCAAAAGACAGTAGGCAACATGACCGCCGCCGGCAACCTTACCGGTCAGGGTTTTGTGAACTATGCCGGTAACCAGGTTATCCTGCCTGCACAAAGAGTAAACGCCCGCGATCTGGTACCTACTGTTCGCAGCGAAACCGGTACATACGTAACATTCCGCGAAAGCGCTGGCGAGGGATCTATCAGCCGCCAAACTACCCACGGCGCCGCCAAAACGCAGATCGACTTTGACTTTGCCCGCGTGGAAACCGTTAGTGAATACATCGCCGGTTTCACCCGTTTCGGCAAACAGTTGATGCGTCAATTGCCATTCCTGCAGAATACGCTGCCCCGGTTGCTCACTCGTGAGTTCTACAAAGTAGAGAACCGTCGTTTCTGGGATATTATCGCCACTGCTTATGC